CTTCATCTCTTATCATGGATAACCATTTATATTCTTCCTCTAATAGATCTTTTTTATTAGTATAAATTTTAGAAAGAATACGTCTTTTAAAGTCTTCTGGTCTGTGTTTATAACCTTGTTTCATCCAAGGTGATGAGCAAATATAACCATCGTTTTCATTACCCCATCTACATCCGATATAATATCTTTTATGTTTTTTATCATACCAAATATATACAAACCCGTATTTTTCCATCTTATTACTCCTATACTATTATAGAAGTATTTATAAAAGTATATATTTCAAGTACCCCAAGCATTCTTCCATAGCTGAACTTGAAGACGTGGAGTATAACGCCAACCATTCTTCATACAAAGATCAGCAACCCACTTCTCGTTGTCATTGTAATGCATTGTTGTTCCACCAGCAGGCATAATGTAGATTGGAATATTTGCCATCGTACCTTCACCAAGACCTTCTGTGTACGTATCTATTGCACGAACAACATCATCATAATCATCTTGATTGGACACAACCCACTTAAAGTATGTCAAGTGACTGTTATCAAAGTATTGACGGATAATCTCAGGACGAATAGCTTCCTCCCACTTCTCACCAGATGAAGGTAACTTAGAAGATACACTAAATGTAATGTTGAGATCAGGGAAGAACGGATTTGCTTTCAAGAAGTCAAGGAAGTCTTGATCAAGCTGTTGTGTACCATTCGTCTCAAACGTAATGTTATTCAATCCCATTTGACGACGACCAATTTCTGCAAGAAGATATGGATACATCTTCTGCCATCCAAGCAATGGTTCACCGCCTGTAATGATCAAATGAGCATCGTTACCAAACATACCGTTGGGAAGAAGTTCTTCCATCTTGTCAACGATTTCACCAACTTCCATCATAGGTGAAAGATGCTTAAAACGAGGATCCCATGAAGCATACGAATCACATCCTGTATGTACGAGTGGAAGTGCCTTATAGTCTGTGTACTGCTTTGGATCAATTGCAAGACGTTCTTCTGATAGTTGTCCACGTGGCATGCTAAAACCAGCACACTTAAAGTTACAACCAAATACTCTTAAAAAGATTGAAGGTGTACCTAGATACTGACCTTCACCTTGTAGTGAGTAGAATAACTCTGCAACCTTAATCTTCTTGACTGATTTGCTGTTTTCCATTTTCTTCTTTCCAAATATTCATTGCTTCTAATAACATACGGTTAAGTTCTTCGTTAATCTGAGCTTCAAGATCTTTAGAAATTTCGTCACGCTCAACTTTAGTATAACCATCATTGTCCTTGTTGATCTTATAAATGTCAACAATTACGTATGTTCCTTGATCATCCTCTTTAACAAAATCTCCTGGAGGAAATGAAATAAAATACTCCCCCATCTTAAATCCATCTAGTTTATCAGACATTGTCGTAGTATCCTTTCATAGCCTTATCTCTGTGATATCTATTAGCTCTGTTGATAAACACGACGCCGTTTAGATGATCTAGTTCATGTTGAAATGTTCTTGCGGTCAATCCAGAAAAAGTTTCTGTTGTTGTCATACCAGAAGGCATTTGGAATCTGACACGAATAGTCTGATGTCTCTTAATCTTTACATTGACACCAGGAAATGAAAGACAACCTTCTTCTAATGTTTCAGTTTCTTTTGATCCACTGACAATTTTTGGATTAAAGCAAACAAGGTTTTCTGGATGACTTCTCATTACAAGTACAGAATAAGGATAACCAATTTGATTTGCAGCAAGACCAATACCGTTATGGTTGTTCATCTCTGTCATCATCTCAAGAGCAAGTCGTTCTGGACCAATTTGTGGATTTGTAAAATCAAATGGTTGTGTTGGTGTAGAAAGGATAGGATCAGGATACTTTACAATCATACCCATTCCTCCACAATTCCAATAACCTCAGCAATACAAATAAACAATGCAAACCATTGTAATGAGATTAAACCTTGTGCTGCAAAAAAGCATCCAACAATACGAACGACACTCTTTGCATATGACATATATGTGTGCCACTTACGATAATTTTCTACAAAATCACTCATCTATCTTACCCATCTTATTGAGAATGTCAGTTGAAGGACATTCTTCTTCATTGCAAATATGTGTAATCACTTGTGATACACCATCAGTATTAATTAATAGTATCCCACACCTTTCACAACGAACTTGTTTGTCTTTATCGATTCTTATCTCTTCTATTAGCATGTTACCCTCGAAGGACATTTGGAATTAAAGCATACCATTAAGTCCGGACCTTTTCTACTGCAAACAGGACAACCTGACCTTAAGTCGTAATTTTTAGGAGCCCATGGTCCTGCTGGACCACGTGGTGCAAAAGGATTGGTCGGATCTGTAGTATCAGGAATGTCAGGAATATTTGGAATATCTGGTACAGTAGGATATAATTTACCATTACTCTTTTCGGTAAAATCCTTCATTTCTTCCATGGCCATTTTCCAACCATCTTGAAAACCTTGTTTGTAAGCTTTCAGTATTTCTTCTTGTGTTGTCATCCCGCTATCCTGCTAAAATTTTTATGTTTTTCAAACTTGATTACATTACTAAACTTATCAACCATTTGATCGACCTTATGGCTAATGATAAACGTATTTGTATCTTGAGTCAAATTACCGATAATTTTAAGAAACTCATCAGTGCCATTAGAGTCAAGTGACCCATCAAGGACTTCGTCCATAATAAGTAGATTAGTGCTAGCACTGTTGCGAAGCTTAGCAACAGCTCTCCAAGTAAATAGAATTGCGAGGTTGATTCGCATCTTCTCACCTTCGGAGAATGATGCATATGAGAACTCATCACGAAATCTTGATTTGATTGTTTCATTAAAATTTTCATTCAATTCAAAGTTGACAAAGAAGTCCATAGCAGCAAGATACTTATTGATTAGCTTATTTATTACAGGAACATACTGTTTAATAATTCGAGACTTAATACCATTGTCCTTGAGAATGATAGAAGCAATACCAAGAGCATCCTTATCTTTTTGTAGTGTGCTCTTTGTTTCTATCTGTTCTTCAATTAATGTCTCGAGTTCCTTCATCTTATCATCATTGAGAACAAACTCTTCTGTCTTCTTGTTTAGCTCTTCAATGTCTTTTGCTGCTTTCTTACATTGTTGAACATAACCAGAAATAAAATTCGAGTGTGTGATCTTCTCAATATTTAAGGTAGATATCTGAGACGATATATCAGCGATAGATTGGATCCTTGCATGAATGGTTTGGATTTCTTCTTTGAGTTTTTCGATACCATCTTGGGTATCTTGTATCTGTACTTGCTTTGCATCGACAGTCTCGCATTTAAACTGTGTGTCAATATCTTGTCTGCAAGTAGGACAGCTATCATGTGTTGTAAAGAATTCGATGTCAGCCTGGAGTTTGGTAATTTTATCTGCCAGTTGTACTTCGAGTCTTTGTAATGTTTTTTGCTTTTTATTGACTTGTTCTTGATCTTCGATACCGTCTTTGAGCGATACAATTTCTGAGTCCAGACGTTCAATCTCATTTTTTTCTAACTCAATCTTTTCCATATAATCTTTGATGTCAGCTTTTAGCTTGACAATCTGCTGTTCGTTGTTCTTTTGCATCAGATCAATATGTTCTTGTTGCATCTTAATCTTTTCTGATGTCAAATCATATTGGTATTCTATTTCCATCAATTGTGAATTGTTGACAGATATCTTTTCTTTGAGAAGGCTGTTCATTGTAGAAAAAATCTGAATGTCAAGAAGATCCTCAATCACTTCACGACGTGATGCTGCAGCAAGCTCCATGAAAGGAACAAACGATGCAGAACCAAGAACAACAACCTGACAGAATGACTTGTGATTCAACTTAAGGATTTGTCTCTCAAGAACTTCCTGGTAGTCCCTGTTTGCAGCATCCTGACTGATCATCTTGTTGTTTTGATAGACTTCAAAGATATTAGGCTTAATACCACGTACAATCTTGTACATGCTCGAACCAATATCAAACTCAATCTCAACAACAAGATCTTTTTTATTAATTGAGTTGAGAAGTTGATTCTTGTTAACCTTACGAAATGGTTTGTTGTATAGAGCAAATGACAATGCATCGAGAAGTGTAGACTTCCCTGCACCATTCTCACCAACAATCAATGTAGTGTTGTTGGTGTTAAGATTGATTTCTGTAAAACTATTGCCAGTAGAAATAAAATTTTTATAACGAATTGTCTTAAAAAATATCACAGGTAGCCTCAAATAATATTATGTGCTTCAATATACAATTCTTGAATAATATTCTCAACCCTTTTACGGTCTGTATTAATACTCATGCTACTAATGTAGTTGCGGATGATTGTCATTGTATCTTCTGCCTCGCTGACAATATCTGAGTCTGCCTCAAGGTCAAGGTTGAAGTGGTCATCAACCACTTGTAGGTCTGCAGCGCCAGACTTTTCTAGCCTATCGATGACAAGATCAAACCAATAAGGATTGGTCTTGTTCTTGACAATCACCTTGACATAACAGTCCTTGTATTGTTCTGCATCAAAGACAACTACCTCGTCTATTTGTTTGTTGAGATCATCATAGTAGAACTTATGGAATATTTTATTTGGATTTGCAATAAACTCTAACGATCTCGTATCAGTGTCTAAAATGTGGAATCCTTTATCATCACCAAAATCAGACCAATTATACTGAGCGGGAGTACCAAGATAAAAAATATTAGAACTATTGGAACGAGTATGATAATGCCCAGAACAAACGATATCAAATTTATCAAAGATCTTAGGGTTATCACCATGATCGGATATGTGTCCTCTGTACATTTCATAACCACTTAACTCCAGATGTCCCATTACAATAGGTGCTTTTGAGGATTTGATAGACTGCATTGTGATTTCTCTATTGTCATCACAAATCCAAGGAAGGAAGAGAATATTTGTTCCATCAAATCTATGTTCTACAGGTGCTTCATGCCAAACATGAACATTATCAAACTTGCCACTGACTAACTCTGTCAATGCATTAACATCGTTTGTGTTCTTGTAGAACGTGTCATGGTTACCAGCAATAATATGCATTGTAATGTTGTTCTGTTGAAGAGGAACAAGGAAGTCATTACGAAGTCGCTTTGCGGTCAAATAGTTTATATACTTCCGACGATCAACAAGATCCCCAAGGTGAATAACAGTAGTAATATTTTCTCTGGCAAGAGTTGGGAAAAAAATGTCATCCAAAAACTTCTTCATTTGGTTATGCATAATGACGGAATCGTTACGGACTCCAAAAG